TTAGTGAGCTTACTAATGATTCTAACTTTGTAACTGAAACAGAGGTTTCTGGAGATTTAGCAGGTAAAGCAGATAAGACTTATGTTGATGAGCAGCTTGCTACTAAACAGCCTGTAGGAGATTATGCAACAAAAACAGAACTTGCTGGTAAAGCTGATTCTTCTGTGGTAGAATCTTTATCTACTCAAGTAGCAACTAATACTTCAGATATATCAATTATTAAAACAAAACAAGAAGAAGATGGAGATAAGATTGATTCTCTTGATAAAGAGATGGCTACTAAGCAAGATTTACTTGTAAGTGGAACTAATATCAAAACAATCAATAGTCAGTCTTTACTTGGAGAAGGTAATATAGAAATTGAAAGTGGTTCTAATATTCCATTTCTATTTATAAATTCCACTACTCATCTTTCTGGAGATTTCGCTGCTGTTAAGAATGCTATAGCTAATAAAACACCATTTGAGCTTTATTATGTAAATATTCTAGGTTATGGTGATATAGCAGCTCCAGAAGTATGTTTTGTTTCAGGAGAAAATATTCAAGCTACTTTCCATTTTGAAAGTACTACAGCTAATCATACTGTAGTTCAAACTACTATTACTCCAACTGGAGTATCAGCAGATACTAGTTATCATAGTTATCAAGAGCAACTAGTTTCTGGTACTAATATAAAGACTATTAATGGTGAAAGTATTTTAGGAGAAGGTAATCTTGAAATATCTGGAGGTGGAGGGACTACTGACTATACTCAGTTAACAAATAAACCTCAGATTAATTCTGTTGAGTTATCTGGCAATAAGAGTTTATCAGATTTAGGTATTCAGCCTGCTGGAAACTATATTGAAGCTGGAACTGGAACCCAACCTCAAATAAATACTATTACTGTTCTAACTCAATCAGAATATGATGGTTTATCAACTAAAGATCCTAATACACAATATTTAATTGTAGAATAATATGAATATTAGAGATGATTTAAAAACATTTTATGTAGGTAACAGACAAGGTACTGCTATTTATGTTGGCAGTACCAAAGTCTGGCCTAGTAATATTTGCACTCCAATAGTATTTAAAAGTTTGGAGTTTAAACAGTTAGTTATAGATAATCTGTTTCCTGGACAAGATGAAATTACTGATTGTGATGCAAGTACAGTAAATAGTTGGTTTAAAGGTTATAATAGTATATTCGAAAGCACTTCTATTGAGGATGTATCCGATATGACCTATTTTTCAAATGCAAACATTAATAATGGTAATGGATTATTTTATGGGTGTAGTAACTTAAAAATTGTTCCCAATATATTATCTAGATTTACTCAATTTAGTCAAATGTTTCAAAACTGCTCCTCTTTAGTTTCTGTGCCAGATATTAATAATCAAATAGCTGTTGCATATCATTATATGTTTAGTGGTTGTAGTGCTTTAAAAAATGCACCAAATATAAATATGAGTAATGCAATACCCGTAGACAATATGTTTAGAGGTTGTATATCTTTAGAATCAGTGCCACAATACAATGCAGAAAAGTGACAGGATTATAGTAATATATTTGCTTCTGGGCCTTTTTCTTATTTGACAGATTTAGGAGGGTTTACTAATATAGGGAAAAGCACTAAAATAGAAATATTAAATTTATCAAACTTACCAGTATTAACGAGTCAGTCAGTAGATAATGTTATAGATGGATTATATACTACAGATAGAAATTTAATAATCAAATTTCATCAAACTGTATATAACTCATTAACAGAAGAGCAAAAATCACAAATCACCAGTAAAGGCTGGTCAGTAACATATTAGTATGAAAATTGAAATTAAAGAAAAATATAAAGTAGTTAGTCCAGAAGAAGGTTATGTACTTACTAACTATAAAGAAGGAATGGATATTAAATTATACAGTTCATTTACTGAATGTATCTGTCCTTTAAGTTGCGATTTAGAGCATCTATCAGAAGTCTCTTTAGATAAGGATGCTGAATATAAAGAATTAGCTATTAAAGCTTCTAAAGAGTATGAGGAATCAATAAAAGTTAGATAATTATGATTATACTTAAGAATACTAAAAATACACAAACTTTTTATGTAAGTAAGAAATGTGGTATTGAACCTGGACAACTTCCTGTTGGTTCTTATACTAAGATTGAAGCAGATGAAAGATTTCAACCTAAAGGTAATTACATTTCTGAGGAGAAAGCAGAAGAGTTAATTGATACTAAAGTAACAGAAAGTATTGAAGATCAAGTTCCTCCTTTAGTAGATCAATCTATAGATGCTAAACTTGTTCCAATTAATACTGAGATTACTAATCTTAAAGGGGAAGTTGAGGAGTTAGAAACTTCTAAGATGGAAGTATTCCAAGCTAATCAACCTCTATCTTTACATAGAAATGGAGAAGGTTTGCAACTATCTGTAGATTTAAGTAATTATGCAACTAAAGCAGAAATTCCTGATACTAGTGATTTTGCTACTAAAGAAGAGCTTACAGCTGTAGAGAATAAGATTCCTGATGTATCTGGATTAGCTACTAAAGATGAAGTTGCACTTAAAGCAGATAAAAGTGAGTTATCAAACTATGTAACTACAGATGCATATAATACAAAGATGACAGAGTTAGATGGAGAAATCTCAGCAATTCAAGCTCAGATTGGTAATATTTCAACTACTCTTGATACAATTAATGGTGAAATTCCAAATGAATAGAGTATTAACAAATTATCCTAACTATAGTGTATCTTCTACAGGAGATGTATATAGTAACCCATTGACTTTTAAAGATTCTATTGGAAGAACCAGAAAACAAATACATAAAAAGCTAAAACAGCATATAGATAAATATGGCTATAATTATGTAATTCTAGTATCTGGCTTAGATAAACCTAAAGCTATTAAAGTTCACAGACTAGTAGCAGAAGCATTTATTCCAAATCCTGACAATCTACCATATGTTAACCATATAAATGAAAATAAGACAGATAATAGGGTAGAAAATTTAGAATGATGTGATGCAAAGTATAATAATACATATGGAACTAGAATAAATAGATGTATTGATAAAATTAGTAAACCTGTAGGGCTATTTATTAATGATTTACTAGTTAAAACATATAAAAATGCAATTGAAACATCAATAGATGGGTATACTCATAGTAGAGTTATAGATTGTCTTAAAGGAAGAACAGACACTTATAAAGGGGTAAAATTTAAATATATCTAATATGGCAAATACAATTTCTGATAAATTAACGTATCTTGAAGGTACTAAGAGTGCCATTAAAGATGCTATTGTAGCTAAAGGTGTTGCTGTATCAGATTCCGATACCTTTAGAAGCTATGCAGATAAGATAGGACAGATTTCTGGAGGTGGTGGAGGAAAGGTTAATTTAAATGATTATGGATTAACATTTGCATATTCTAGTATGACACAAGAACAATATAATAATATAGAATATTCTCTTCCAGATAATATAAATAATTGATTTGATGGGACTAATTTCATATCTACAATAGATATATCAAGTCATATTGATCTGTCTAAAGTATATGACGCATCATATGCCTTCCAAAACACATATAATATATATATTGATAATATAAGAACTAGAGTTGGGGATTCGTACGCATTTTCTGGATTTCGAGGCACACTAAATAATTTAGAATTAATTAATACCTCAGCCTTTAGTTGAAGTTATGCAACAAGAACATTCTTTAATGCTTTTAATTTACCGACTACTTTAAAAGTGATAAATGAAGTTGATACTTGTGTATCATCTTTACAATTTTTCTTTTATTCTGTTAGCAGTAATGTTCCTGAAATTGAAGTTATTAATGGACAACTATCTTTATATTATTACTTTAGTTCAGATAATGAGGGTGTTACAACAGTAGGAAAAATTAAATTAAATAATTGCACATTAACAGAAGATCTAAATGAAACTTCAATATGTGCATATGCTAATACTACTGTTACTTATTTTGGGGGTGTTGAAGGAGCTGATAAAAGTATGAATTTAGCAAATTTTAGAGCACTAAATAGTCAATCAGTAACTGATATTATTACAAATGTTAGTGATTTAACTGGAAAGGATACCAAAACTTTAACTTTTTATACTAACGTTTATAATGCACTTACTGAGGAACAGAAATCATTAGCCACATCTAAAAACTGAACTTTAGCAAGTTTAAACTAATTGTCAGTTTTTATTTTTTCTTAGTACTTTGAGTGAGTAAAAAACTTGACATTAAAGGAGGCTTAGGTCTCCTTTAATTATTTTAATACATTAGTAAATTGGTTTATATTTTAAGAAAAAGATATGTAAAACTAATGTAAATTGCTGTAAAATATGAATTATACTCTATTAATGCAAAATACAACTACTAAAGAAGTTTATACATTTGATCTTGAAAATCAGAATTATTCTGAGAATATCTACTATAAGTTTGATATTACACTTCAAGAAGGAATGAGAGATGGTGAATATCAATATATTTTATTTACTAATCCAAATAAATTTCAAGTTATAGTTGATGTAAACAATCCATTTAGATCAGAGTTATATGGCAATCCAGTTATTCTGGTTACATATAATAATACTCTTACTAATGGTACTCAGATATTAGTTGCTGGTAAACCAATACCTATATTGGGAACAGGATTAATAAGAATTGGAGATTATGAGAATAATAATTATCAATACGACAAACCTAATACATACGTAAGTTATGAGCGAAAATAAAACAAAAGTTCAGTTAAGTGCTATTGATCCATTTATTGCAAGTAATATCGTATTACCTACAGAAACTAAAGTGAGAGGAAAAGATTATGTAATGTGAGGAGAAGATAATAAATATCCATTATATCTATGGGATTTATATTTAAATGTTGCCACTCTCCAATCCATTATTAATGGTTCTGCTGACTTTATTGTTGGTAACGATGTTAAATGTAATGCTCCAGGATTTGAGGTAGTTGTAAACAAGAAAGGTGAAACAATAGTTGATATAATGAGAAAAATCACTATTGATAAGATGATATTTGGAGGTTATGCTATCCAAGTAATTAGAGATATGCTCGGAAGAGTTGCAGAGATCTATCATATTGATTTTATGAATGTAAGGTCAAGCGAAAAGAATGATATATTATATTATGCAACTGATTGGACAGCTTGGTCTGTAAAAGCTATAAAATATCCAAAATTTGGAGCTGGGGATGAAAATCCAGCTAGTATATTTTATAATAAAGGTTATATAACAAGAGGAGTATATCCTATTCCTGTTTATGGAGCTGCTATTTTATCTTGTGAAACTGAGAAAAATATTAATGAATTCCATTTAAATAACATCAATAATGGATTTATGGGTAATCTTATTATTAACTTTAATAATGGGGAACCTACAGATGAAATTAGAGAGGAGATTGAGAGGAATATTAATGAGAAGTTCTCTGGTTATCAGAATGCTGGCAGAATATTGATTTCATATAATGCAGATGAGGCAAATAAGACTACTATTGAAAGATTAGATTCTGATGATTTTGATGAGAAATATCAATCATTATCTGAGAGAACCAGAGATCAAATATTCTGTGCCTTCAGAGCTAATCCTTCGTTGTTCGGTTTAAACTATAGCTCAGGATTTAATGAAAATGAGTTTAATGAAGCATTTAAGCTATATAATCGTACTTTTGTACGCCCAATACAATCAGAAATTTGTGACTCATTTGATAAAATCTTCGGCATTAAGAATAGTATTACTATTGAACCATTTAGTTTAACTCCAAAAGGAATGTCAGACAATGCAGAAAATGTTGAATAATTATACAGTGTACTGCCATAAGAATATAGCTGATAATAAATTATATTTTGGAATAACATCACTTACTTTAAATAATAGATGGGGAACTAAAGGTCAAGGTTACAAGAATAATCTTTATTTTAGCAGAGCAATTAAAAAATATGGTTGAGATAATTTTGAGCATATTATAATTAGAGATAATCTTCCAGAAGCTTGTGCTAAGACTTTAGAAAAGATTCTGATTTATAAGTATAATACTAGAAATCCAAAATATGGGTATAATTTAACTGATGGAGGAGACGGTACTTGTGGATATTCTTTTTCACAAGATTATAAAGATAGTCTTAGAATTATAAGATCAGGAGAAAATAACTCATTTTATGGTAAACAGCATTCAGATGAAAGCAAGCGTAAAATGAGGGAGGCAAAACTCCTTGAAATAAAGGTATGAAACTCTCAGATAAAGAAAAACAACTAATTTCAGAACGTCAGTGCAAAAAAGTATATAAGTATGATTTAGATGGTAATTTTATTTGTGAGTATAAATCAGCTAAGGAAGCTGGAGAGAAGAATAATGTAGATTCTTCTAGTATATCTAGATCTTGTAGAAAAAATAAACCCTGCAAAAATTATAAATATTATTATGGAATATAGAAATGTACTATTAATATCTGAAGATTATATAAAATCAGAATCCAATTTAGACAATAATGTTTCTGGTAAATATCTTCAGTCAGCAATTAAACTTGCACAAGATATTGAGCTTCAGTCATTAATTGGAACTAAGCTCTTAGAAAAGATTCAGAAATTAGTAATTGATTGAAAAGATCCAAATAAACCAGTTCATCCAATAGAACCTCCTATTTATGATCCTACTTCAATAGATGACCCAGAAAATCATAGATATAAAGAATTGCTAGATTACTATATTCAGCCTTATTTACTTTATCAAGTATTAAGTGAGATTACTATACCCATCTCATTTAAGCTGAGTAATTTTGGGGTTATGAGGACTGATGATGAGAAAGATTTAACTTCTGATATTAATCAAGTTAATCTTATTAAGAAGTATTATAGAGATAAAGCAGATTTCTTTAAAACTAGATTGCAAAATTGGGTAATTACATATTATAATGATTTTCCTGAATTGTATTCTTATAAACCTCTTAAAGATATGTATCCAAATATGTATTCAAGTTCATCTTGCACTATTTGGTTAGGTGGAGCTAGAGGTAAAGGTTGGAGATATAATTCTTGTGAAGGTCCTCTGCAAAGAGCTTATGATTTCCCTTCAAGTGATAACAATAAAAAGAGTAAGTAAAATGACGTATTTTGAATTAATAAACAATTTAAAAGCTTGTGCTCTTGAAGAACCCAATATTAATTTTGTAGGAAGTAAGGATATATATGAACTTAATAGTATCCCAACTATTGAATATAATGTATTTTATATAACTCCAAATACATTTAATATGGATGAGGATACTATTACTTACTCTTTAAATCTCTATTTTATAGCAAGATGGGATGAAACTGATAATAATCAGCTTGAAGAGCAATCAGCTGGAATATTAGCATTAACTAATATAATTAACCGATTTAATAACCAATATCCAGAAGTTGATATTTCTTATCCTTTAATTTTTACTCCATTTTATCAGAAGTTCAAAGATATTTGTACTGGAGTATTTGTTAGAGTTGATTTAGCTGTAGACAACACTCTGGGTACTTGTTCTGATAATATGTAATGGAAAATAAATTAAACTGGTTTGGAAAGGTATTAGAATGAGTAGATAAATATGGACTGTGGAAAATAATTAAAGGTGGATTTGGATTTATATTTATTTCTTATGTAATAATTATAAGTACTAATCCAGGAATAATATATGATAAAGTTGTAAGTTATATAGAAACAGTTCATAGTACTAATCAAGTAATACGACAAGAAGCGGATCTTAAGGTTAGATATATCCTTAAAGATCTTTTAAATGATACGAATGCAGATAGAGCTTGAGTTATTGAGTATCATAATGGCACTTCAGGATTAGGAGGATTACCATTCACTTATGGAATTATGAATAGTGAAGAAACAGAACCTGGAGTTGCTCCAGTTTCAAGTCACTATAAAGACTTCCTATTATCTGATTATTTATTTATATTGGAAACATCTAAAAAAGGAGGATGATTTGGAGATGTTGAAGATATAAAGGAATTAGATAGAAGAATGTATTATACATTTAAATCTAATGATGTTAATAAGATTGCAATATTCTATTTAAAATCAGAAGATAGAGATATTGGAATTTTAGGCTTATCTTATTGTGATAATGAGATGCCAGTTGATACTTGAGTAAAACTAAGAGATGCAGGAATTAAAGTAAGTATAATTTTAAATAAATAAGTTATGAAATATTGGATGAAATATTTAATAGCAATAGTAATTATAATCTTAGTATTTTTAATGGTAAAAGTAATTCCATTTTGGATTACATTAGTACTCATAGCACTTGGTGCAGGATGTCATTTATTTTACCGTTATACTATGCTTAAAGATATTATTAAATAATGAAATATTTTACTATTAGTGAATTAACAAGATCTGATACAGCTTCTATTAAGAAGATAGATAATACTCCAAATAAAGAGATTACTGAACACCTTATAGAGTTAGTCGAGAAACTTTTAGACCCATTAAGAAGTGATTGGGCAGAGTATTGTGATGTTAATCGGTTGGGGAATCCAGCAATAAGTGTGAATTCAGGTTATAGATGTAATGAGCTTAATAAAGCTGTAGGAGGATCTTTGACATCTGCCCATCTAACAGGATATGCAGCAGATATAATTCCAAGTAACGGCCAAATGAAAGAATTTCAGGTTTGGATTACTGAAGCTATTGAAAAGTATGATTTTGACGAATGCTTTATAGAAAGAAGTAGTACTGCTCACTGAGTGCATATTGCTTTATATAGTATTAAAGGATTACAACGAAGAAAGAAAGGTAATTTATATGTATAGTGTATATGTTCATTTAAACAAGATTAATGGTAAGAAATATATTGGAATTACTTGTAAGAAGCCAGAGATACGATGGGCAAACGGTCTTGGCTATAGAAAACAGCCATTTGAAAATGCTATTAAAAAATATGGATGAGATGGATTTGAACACATTATAGTTAAAGAAGGATTACCAGAAGCTTGTGCTAAAACATTAGAGAAGATTCTTATTTATAGATATAATACTCGTAATCTGAAATACGGTTATAATGCTACAGACGGAGGTGATGGCACATTAGGAATTACATTTACTCAAGAAAGAAAAGACAAGATAAGAGCTAAAAGTATTGGAAGACATCCATCAGAAGAAACTAGGAAAAAGATGAGTGATAGCCAGAAAGGAAGAGATTTGAGCTATTTAAATAATTCTTTTGGTAATAATCCAAGAGCTAAGAAAGTAGGTGCATATAAAGATGATATTCTTATTAAAGAATATGATTGTGCAGTTAGTGCTTCTTTAGATGTCGGAGTTCATAAAAATTCTATTGCTAAAGCAATTAGAGAAGGTTATAAAGTAAAAGGATTCAAGTGAAGATATGTTTAATAAAAAAGAAAAGGAGGGCAAATAACCCTCCTATTTTCATTTATTCCATTATTTCAAATAATTTATCATCTTCTTTAGGTATTAAATCTCCTGTTTGTAAGTCTACTAAAAACTTACTATTTTCTGGTATTACATATACATAATACACTCCATTTATACATACTTTATAGGTTTGGTATTTCATATTAATCAGTATATGTTGCATTAGTAATTTCTGGTTTTGGCATTTCTTCTACTTCTTCCCAAACTAAACCTCTATTCTGGTTTTCTAGTTGAACTATTCTGTATTCTAGTTCTTCAAGCTTTTTAAATAAATGATCATCCATAATTAATCAAATTTAGAAATAAACATATAATCTTTATTTTTTAATACTTTGTCTATAATATCACCAAATCTTTTAGTAGCCTCTTTACATTCGAGCATTCATCTATCTAACTCTTTAATATACTCTTCTGTTTGTTTAATTGTTTCTTTAATATCATTTTCCATAATTAAAATATTTTAATAAATGTCTATTTTTTACTCAACTAATGTATATAGATAAAAATAAAAATAGACATACTAATTTTTAAAGACATACTTTTTACCTATAATAGTATATCCATAAGATCTGTTTCCATTCACTGATTTTTTAGTTACCTTAACTTCATAATATTTTGTAATATCAGTAGCTTTAGCATTAGTTTTATTAACTAAATCATAAGCTTTTTGTAGTATCTTTTTAATATCAGTATTAGAATACCACATACCTAAAGTTATATCTTTATTAAGTTTATTTGCCACTTTATTATCTACAGATTTATCTGAAGTTTTAATAAGTTCATCTTTTATTTTAGTAATACAGTATTTTAGAGTGGCCATTTTATTGAATCCAAGTTTAGTAATAGCATCCATTAACCAAGGGTATTTAATAAGAGCATCATCTAATTTTGGGGTGTTTACCTTATATAAGGTTTCATATTCCTCTCTTACTTCTTTAATTATATCTTTAAATGCTTTTGTTTTAGTATTTAGATCTATTTTTATAGAATTATCATATTGTTCTACCACTTTATTAAATCCTTTATTAATATATTCCTTAGAAAGATTAGCTCTAGCAGAATACAGTCCCCTAGATACTTTAAAATTAAATAAATCAATTTTAGCCATATTAGGGTCAAATTCAAATACATCATCCCAATTTAATTTAATGTATGCATCAGAAGTAAATTCTCTAAGTTTCTTTTTAGCTATCTCTGGAAGTTTATTGTATGCTTCTACAGCAATTTTAGTTTCTTCAATATTCTGGATATTAAGCTTTTTAAATTCTTCATAAGATATATCAGCATATCTTGTTGTAGAATAAATGTGAGTTATCCAATTAATATATTTACTATTTCTAATTCTACCAGCAATCTGCTGTATAGAAGTTGATATATCAAGTAATGTATTAGCTTTACTTGGATCAGATATAATTATTATCCTTCCATTTTCATCATAAATATCTGAACCTTCAAATACAGTTGAAGTTAATAAGTTTATTTTCTTAGGTTCATCTAAGACTGTTGAATTAGGAATTGACAGTTTAGTTTTATTGTTTTTGGAATATATAACTCTGGTATTATTAGATGTTAATTTGGCTTTCTTAATAAGGTTCTTTATAAAGTCTACTGAATTAACGAATATGTAGGCGTTACCTTCAACCTGTCCGTTTAAAAATCCATTTATAAGTTTAATAGTAGAAGCTTCTACATTATCACATTTAACAGTTTGCACTTTTACATCTATAACATCATCCCATTCCTGCTTTACTAATTCTAAATCTTTTAATTCATCTAATACAAACTCTTCCTCTAAAGGTGTTGCGGTCATAAATGTAAAATCTTTAAATAATTTATAATATTTAAGCACTGATTGAATAGCAGAGCTTCTAAAGCTATACTGATTAAAGAGAATATGATATTCATCAATTAAAATGCTAAACTCTTTAGGATTAATTGCAGAAATAACTTTATAAAGAGAATCATAGGTAACAATGATTTTAGGGCATTTAACACTATCTACATAATCTTTAATCTCTTTAATAGTAACACCAGCATAAACTCCAAATATCTTCTCAGTACGTCTTTCATTTGGATATTGTTGAAGTTTATTTTCAACTAAGCTAGTAAATGGAACACAAATAACATAAGGCTTATTGCATTCAATTGCCATTGAAGTTCCTCCACATCCAACTTTTCCTTTATCAAATAAACAGTTAGTTGGCAACTCATTAATAATTTCATTTAAATATGTTTTCATAGTTGTAATAATTTTGGTTATTAATTGTCTATTTTTATTTTATCTATACACATCAAGTGAGTAAAAATTTGACACCTTAATGTTAAAAAGTGGCAGGATTTTCACCTGCCTAGAAGTAGTAGAATTACTTGTTTTATTTTGATAGTACAAATATACAACAATTTTTCTCAATCTCCAAATAATTTAAGCATTATTTTTATTTAAAGTTGTATTTTTATTATCACACTACAAATATAAGAATAATTTTTTTAATCTACAAAATTTTTAGCACTTTTTCTTGTCCAAAGTTTTGTTAACTTTTTACCATTTTCTTTTTCATATCTTTGGTTAGCATATGTAATTCAATTCCAATTTAGTGCATTTAAAGAGATTGCTGCCCTACTTAAAGAAACCCCAGATAAACATAATTCTACTAATTTATCTATATTATCATTATATCACTCTTTTTTACTCTGTTTATTTATTGTTACGTTATGTGCAGTTTTAAAATCATTCAGCAGCTCTACAATTAACTCATCTGGCAATTCTAATCATTCTGAATTACTTTTAGTTTTATATGCTCTATATTTATCCCTATAGTAATTTTCATCATCTCTAGTTCCATCTTTAACTATAAAAAATTCTATTATTTCATTTGGAATAGCGTTCTTATACGAAGTTAGCCTACTACTTAAATTAGAAGTATATCCAACTTTAATGAAATTTGTCTTGGCTAGTTTAATTACGTAAATCATATTGTTTTTATTAATATATAATAAAAATACAAATAGTAATATTTTTTTGAAAAAATGCATAAAAAATTTGGAGATTTGATTTTTTTTGTTGTATATTTGTAATATCAATAAAACAGGTTTAACTAAAATTTTTAATTATGAATTATATAAAAAGACTTAATGATTTAATTGAATCAATAAACTTAACTCCAGAAATTGAAAAGGAAATAGCTAGTTTAATTGAAAAAGAAGGATTGGAAACTGCTGTATTATTTATGGAAAAGTTAGCTGGAGTTTCATATAAGAATGAAGATAAGACCTTTTATGGAGTAGGTGTAATTATTTAATAATATAGAATATGAAAAATATATTTAAATATGCAGTTATTATACTTTTAGTTTTAATGTGTATAGCTGGAATTAGAGGATATAAAGCTTATAACGAGTATCAAACTAAAACATTTGAATTAAGATTAGAAAGAGCAGAATTAAAACATAAATTAGATTCAGTAATGTGGGTTAATCCAGCAAGTGAAGAAGTATCTAATTTATATGAAGAATATTGTGATTTAACACTTAAAATTAATAATATAAAATAATGAAAACAGATATAAGAAGCTTAGTCTTTACAAAGAATCTATTTAAAGAGAAATTTAATATAGACATAGAATGATGTAAAGACGATTACTCCAGATATGATGGAACATTTAATTGGAATGGAATTGATTATATAATTGAAGTTAAAAGGAGAAGATTTAATTCTAATAAATATCCAACCACTATTATTAATAGGGATAAATTTGATATGCTATCAAGAAATAATTCTATATTAGTAATAATATTTGATGATGGAGTATATATATTTAAAGATATAAAACAAGCCTTTATAAAGGATTCTATGAAATATGGTTGTTCTACAACAGATTTTGGAGGAACTTATGGCTATTCATTAAAAACAGAGTTGTCTTTAAAGAAAGCCATTAAGATAGATGTAAATACAGAATTTAGTAATTATATAGCAAATGATAGCCTATAAAAGAATACTTAATTTTGAAAACTACCAAATTGGAACTGATGGCTCAATATGAAGTTTAAGAGCATCAGTTCCAAAGAGGTTAAAACCTCAAGTAAAAACTAATGGGTACTTTACAGTAACATTATATAATAAAAATTTGAAAAAGAAGTGTTATATACATAGATTAGTAGCTGAAACTTTTATATCTAATCCGAATAACTATCCTTGTATAAATCATAAGGATGAAAATAAATCAAATAATAATGTAAGTAATTTAGAATGGTGTACTTATAATTATAATAATAATTATGGAACTCATAATCTGCGAGCTGGATATAGTCATAAGAAACCAATACTGCAATTACTAAATGGAATAGTTATTAAAAGATGGGATTCAGCAATAGATGCTGAGAGAGAACTAAATATACAATCTAGAAATATTGTAAAGGTTCTTAAAGGGCAGCGAAAAACAGCAGGAGGATATATGTGAACATATGAGTAATAACGAAATTGTAGAAAAGTACTATCCATTTATTATGGAACTTAAGCAAAAATTTGGTGCAGATGATGACTGTGTTCAAATGATTTTTGTAGAAATACTAGAGTATTCAAATCCAAAATTAAATCAGCTTGATAGCAAAAATGAATTGAAATTTTGGATTACAAGATTATTTAAGAATTATTGGTTTAGTAAAACAAGTAGATATTACTATACCTATAAGAAATATTATGAGATTGTTAAAGAACCACTTGAACAACAAAATGACGAATTGGAGGATTGATTAAATGAAACGGAAGATTAATATTGACGATTTACTTACTGAGTATGAAATAGACTATAGTATGTTTACAAATATGGATGATAGACTATTAAGTATATATCCAAAATGACTTGAGCTTAATAAGGCAGATAAGACAGTAATCATATTATATGCTGAATATCACAGTTATAGAGAAGTGGGAAGAATATTAGGAATTAGTCATACTACCATAGCAAGGTGTATAAGTAATATTAGAAATAAAATATGTGGAAGGATATAGCTAATTATGAAGGTCTTTATAAAGTAAATAATATCGGAGAAGTTTATAGTATAAGGACAAATAAATTTATTAAACCTACTATTAGAAATAACTACTTAGCAGTAGGACTATGAAAAAATGGAAAAGTTAAAATGAAGTCTATACATAGATTAGTAGCTGAAACATTTATACCAAATATATATAATTTACCAGAAGTAAATCATATTAATGAAGATAAGACTGACAATAGAGTCGAAAATCTAGAATGATGTACTAGGAAATATAATACAAATTATGGAACTAGAAATAAAAAGATTTCTTCTTACCTTTCAAAACCTGTAGCTCAATATGATCTTAACGGAACTCTAGTTAAAAAGTATAATTCTATTAAAGAAGCTGCGAAAGCTTTAGGTAAGTGTGATTATTCAATTCGAGCTTGTTTATATGGCAAATATAAAACAGGTTATAATTATGTATGAAGATTATGTTAGAATTATTTATAATAGCAGTAATAATAGTCTTTATAATTGATTTATCTGGGGCTTTGGATAGTTTTAAACACAGTATTTGAAAAAGACTATTTAAAGGTATACCTTATAAAGAAGATTGAAGACTAAAACCTTTAGATTGCAGTTTATGTATGACTTGGTGAATTGGATTAATATATATTCTTATTACAAGTCAATTTTCAATTTTAATGGTTGGATATATTGCACTATTAGCATTTATGACTCCAATTATTAAAGATATTATGATATTATTAAAAGATGCATCTACTAAGCTGATAGATGTTATATACAAACTTATTAATTAAAAATTATATTTTATGGAAACAGAAGTTATTTATCACTACAAGAATGGAAAGTTAATTTCTATATTTACTTATACTAAAAAGCGCTAATTATGAAACAATTAACAGAAGAGCAGTTTAAATATTTAAGAGGATTTGAAGATAGATTTGTAACTGCAACTAAGTCTAATTATTGCAGAAATGTACAAAAGCAGGATGTAATTAAGCTTAAAGAGATTTATGAATATTTAATTGAACAAGAATATAGAATGAGCGTAGCTTGTGCTACTTGTATACTTAATCTTATAAAGAGGATTGCCCCAATCTATTTTGAATATCAAGAAAAACTAAAGGAAAATGAAAGTAAAGAATCAGGAACTGCCGAAGAAAATAGGGAGACCGAAAAAGGAAGAAGTAAAAGAGGATCAAATAGACGAACAAAAAACTAAATATCTTTATGCAGCAAGATTATTTAATAAAGGGTGGTCCAGAAATAAAGTAAGTGAGGAACTTCAAACTAAATATGGAGTTGGACAAACTACTGCTGCAAGATATATTGGAGAAGCTTATAAGATAATTGCTGAAAAGAATGATAACCTTATAAAAAATCTTAGACATATACAATTAACAAGATTGGAAACATTATTGGATATTGCTATTAGTAAAAATGATGTAAGATCTGCTACTGAAGTTATTAAAACAATAAATTCTATGTTTGGATTAAATCAACCAGAAATTCAAGTTAATATTCAAAATAATGAATGCCAATTTAAATTTGGAGATCCTATTATAAATGACAAGGATATATAAAGGATATAGGCCATTTATGTACCAATATAAGGTTCATATAGCTATGGCAGATGCTTATAGATCTGGAAGGATATTTACAATTAAAGCTAAACGACAAGTAGGTAAATCTTTCTTAGCTGAAAATGAATTATTACGATTTGCAATTAACTATCCAAAAACAGTCAATTGTATAGTAGAACCTACTCTTGGGCAATCAAGAAAAGTGTTTAAAGAAATAGTTAATGCTATAGCTGAAGCAGATATTCTTAAACGTAAGAATGAAACTTTGCTTGAATTAGAGTTTAATAATGGCAGTTCTATATTATTTAGATCTGGAGAACAAATGGATTCGTTACGAGGATTCTCTGTAAGTGGATTACTTGTATTAGATGAGGCTGCTTACTTAAAAGATGAAGTATTTGAAATTATTAAACCTACTACTGATGTGTGGTCTGCTCCAATATTAATTATTAGTACTCCAAGGTTCCGAGAGGGTTTCTTTTATGACTGCTTTACTAAAGGGTTAGATCCGAAATATGACAAGTTCTATAAATCATTTGATTGAGCATTAGAAGATACATCTATGCTTTTAGATAAAGAGAAGTTAGAGATGTATCGACTTACAACCTCAAAAAATAAATTTAGAACCGAATACTTAGGGGAATTTGCAGATGATGATGGTTGTCTCTTTAATAATATATCTAACTGCATAATTGAGAAAAAACCAGATTATCAGAGTCTTTATATAGGAATAGACTGGGCTACTGGGAGTGGTAAAGACTATACTTGTGTTACTGCTTTAAATGAAAATGGGCAGATGGTCTTTATAAAGTATTTTAACGACAAAACTCCAACAGAACAAGTTGATTTACTGACAAATATATTTACTGAGTATCAGGGATTTATAAAGATAGTTCAAGTCGAACAAAACTCAATTGGTAGTGTCTTCTATGATATGTTAGTTCGGAAGAATCCGAAAATCAGGATTATACGATTCTTAACTACTAATAAGAGTAAGGCAGATATAGTTAATAAGCTTCAAGCTGCTTTGGAGAATGAAAAGATAGGATTATTAAAAGATGATAAACTTTTAAATGAGTTAAGACTATATGAAGCTTCATATAATCCAAAAACTGGAAATGTTAGTTATAATGCTCCATCTGGATTTAATGATGATACAGTAATTTCATTAATGCTAGCCTATGACTCATTAAATACAACTAAAGGACATTATAATATTAAATTTAAATAGTATGATAAAATCTTGGAATGAAATGAATTTAGCTCATTATAGAAAACTATTGGATGTAATTAGAAAAGAATGAGAAAATGAATTAGATATGAATTTAGCTATGGTATCTGTACTTAGTGATATTTCTTTAGAAGAAATTCAAAATATGGAGCTGAATAAATTACAAGAATTAATTAACAATCTTAAATTTGTAGAGAGTACATATAAACCTAAAACTCCAGAAACTAAATATATTATTGGAGACAGGGAATATAAAGTCTTTTTTAATGTTAATAAGATGACTGCAAGTCAATACATAGACTTCCAGAATTTTTATAAGAAGTATGATGATTATATGCCAAATCTAGCTGCTTGCTTTTTATTACCAGAAGGTAAGAAGTATGGAGAAGATTATGATCCTTTGGATGAAGCAGAGTTTTTGAATAATCATTTAACAATTGATGTATTTTCAGATATAATGTTTTTTTTTGTAAACTTATTGCGACTATCAACTCTGAGTACCCTACACTCTTCGGAAAGGGAGATGAAGAAGAGACTAAGGAAAACCAAGGACAAACTGGAAAGGAGAAAGATTCTAAGGAGTCTGATACAGATGAGACGGTTACTCCTTTTACTCAAAAATGAAGCTGAATTATCTGAATAGATAAAGTAAGTGAGGTTACTAAATTTAATTGGCATCAAGTTTATGATATGCAAATTAAAGAGTTCTTAAATACAATTTGTTATGTTATAGATAAAGCTAATGAAGAAAATAGACAAATTGAAGAATGAAAACGAAAACATTAAAATGTCAGTTTTTATTTATTTTAACTACTAAATTTGAGTAAAAACTTGACACTTAATAGGGAGTAAGTCTCCCTATTTGTGTTTAGATACTAACCTATAAATTAATATATTTTAACAAAAATGAATATTCAAGAACTAAATTTCCCAAATTTAAATGAGTTATTAAGACGTTGAGGAGAACTCATAATTTCTTTATATAGACAGGAATTGGTTCAAACAAGGACTGATGATACTGGATCATTAGGTAATAGTTTAAATTACATTGTTGAGACCCAAAATGGGGATTATGAAGTTAATGTTAGTTTATTAGATTATTGGAAATACGTTGAAGAAGGCAGACATTCTGGTAAGTTCCCTCCACTTAATGATATAAAGAGTTGGATTAAAACTAAGCCAATTATTCCCAGACCTTATAATGGTAAGTTACCAACAATAGATCAGCTTACATATTTAATTGGGAGGAAGATACATCTTCAAGGAATTCAAGGTAAACATCCATTATCAAATACTATAGAATATATAGAAAATAACTATATGGAGCTTCTTGATGATGCTATAACTAAAGATCTTCAAGGACAAGTAGATTATTATGTATTTAAAAACTTTTAAAAATGGCATTTATACCAAGTAAATTAGGAATATATAACGCATCAAGGAGTTTTCCTGTTAAATGGAATAATCCTGGATGGGGAATTACTGGAGAATATGATTATTGGGCTTGGGGAGATGATTATACTGAAGAAGGGCCTTTAGAGGTAACTATACAGGATCCAAGTAAAGAAGGATGTACAATACAATTTTTATCTCCTACAACAATAACTACTGATTCTTCTACTGTATTTCATTTTTATCCTAGAGGCATTACTACTGCTTTTTTAGAGGAAGATTTACCAATTAATTTACATAGTAAAGCTCCTGGATATTATCCTGCTAATGGCACCATTAAAGTACCAAATACTGGTGGAGAATATACAGTAGAGTATATATTAAATAGATCAGATATTATTAAATGAGATGCAGCAGTTGTTAATGCTACAGCTTTAGTTAATATGGAAGTTCTGGATTGAGATTCTTGCTCTATTAAGTTTAAAGTTACAGTAAGAGCTAATACTCAATGAAATACTGATTTAACTGCAACTATCCAATTAGGGGCTTATTATGATACTAATAAATTTATTAGTTATAGTTATGGCTTTAAGATTGAAAAGAGTAATACTCCAGAAGATTTAAAGTTAGTAGTAACTCCTTCTTCTGGAACTTATGGAGCAGCTGCTTTTGTTACTGAAGAATTTCATTTAAGTACAACTAAAACAGAAGAAACTATTACTTCATTTAATGTTACCTGCCCTCAAGCTAGTAATATTAAAAAGGATATTGTTGATAACTATTTTGTATTAACTGTTCCAGAGAATAAAACTACTAATAATTTGGAGTTTAGTGCAATGGTTACTGCAACAACTTCTGGAGGTTATAATCTTGAAGCTACAGTTCCAATTAAACAAGCTGCAACATCTTTAATGATTCCTAATACTAATTATGAAGTAAGTTGAACTGCATCTACATTAAATATAATTGGTACAGGCTCAAATAACTTAGATGATGTTGTATTTAGTATTCCTGTAGGTTGGATTAGTGGTCAGAAGTTCTCTGTGAATCCTCAAGGTGTAGCAACTATTAGTTTGAACATTGCAGAAAATTCAGGTTTATCTTCTAGACAAGCAACTATTGGAGTATCTGTTATAAAGAATAGTTCAAGTATTATTAATTTATCTATTAATATTACACAATCTGTTAAATCTGATATATCTCCTATTTGGAAAGATTATGTTTGGAATGAGATAATCAGTTCAGATTTTATTGAATATCATCTAGATTATGCAGGAGATATGGTTTATGCTGGAAAAGCTTATAAATATCCTGAAACAGATAGAGTAGAGTTTCTATTAAATAATGTAGCTGAAAATTATATATCTAATGGGATTATATTTAATACTTCAAAGACAATAGTATCTCCAGAATATCTAAAACCATTTACATTAATAACTTCATCTGGAAATGAGAAACCAATTACTTTTTTCAATGATTGGAGTTATAAAGATAGAGATTTGACTAAAGGCACTATGTTAAGTGATCCTATTACTGGTTTAGTTGATCCAAGACAATATTTAGTAGCAAGTTGAATTTTACCAACTGGAACTGGAGTTGTTAATAGATTCTTTTATATAGATGGAACATCAACTGCTATAGATATTAGTTTAAATTCTGGAATTAATGGATATACATATACAGAAGATTTAAGTAATAAATTATGGCCTTGTGGAAGCTATTTAATAGTAGGATTTGTAGAAGGTGGAAATATTAGTGATAGACAGATTAGATATGATATAGATACTACAGGTAAAGATTATGTGCTATATTATACTAATTCAGCAGGTGGATGAGATTCGTTACTTGTTGAGGGTAATGTTAAAAAGAATGATGAGATTAAATCTGAAACATATACTCGCAAGGTATTAAATACATCACAAGAGTTTGCAAGAAATAAGTATTTGAATACTATAACTTCAAGCTGGGTTCTTTATACTGGTTATTTAAATGATATTCAAGCTTCTAAGATGTTTAATTTAATTGAGAGTACTAAAGTATATTTGCATAATCTTAAAGATAATACTATCACTCCAGTATTGATTACTGATACAAATTGTGAATATAAAACTTATACTAATCAAGGTAAGAATAAGTTCTACTATACAATTAATGTGGAAGCTTCTCAAGATACTTATCGTAAATAATTATGAGAAAGAATATTAAATTATTTATTGCAGGAAAAGAAGTACATTGTTCTGAAGGCATATCATTACCAATGACTTATACTGTAGAAGATTTTCAGAATCCAACAATAGTAAAAAATTCATTCAGTAAGACTATAAGCATTCCAGGAGACAAAAATAATAATAAGATTTTTGGAGAGATTTATAAGTTAGATAGATTTCTCCATATAAAAGAAGGTAATTTCTCTGGCGTATATTTTGATCCTTCAAAACGAGTTGATTTTGGAATTTATAATAATGGCTATTTAGTTGAATCTGGATATATGCAATTAAATAGCATATCTATAAAACAAGCTGTCATTACTTATAATATTACTTTATATGGAGGATTAGGAGATTTCTTCTATGGACTTAAATATAAAGAAGATGGTACTATTAGGACTCTTGCTGATTTACAATACTTTGTAACTGATGAAGATGGGAATACACTTCCTGCTGATACTGAACTTAATTTTTATATTAACAAAGATTTTGTAAATACTTGTTTTGACTGAAGTAAAACGAATGAAGGAAGTCAAATATATGATTATTTGACATTTATTCCAGCATATAATGGTTTATATGAAGATTTTGATAATGAAACTTGTTTAATAAATACTAATGAAAATAGTATATTTCCTACTAGTAAGACAGATTCAGGAGTTACATATACACCTTATAATGGGTATGGATTAGCTAAATTAAATAGAGCATATACAGAATGGGAGATGAGAGATCTTAGAAGTTATATGCAAAGGCCAGCTTTAAAATTGAGTAAGTTAATTGAAACTATCTGTAGAAAAGAGAATTCTGGATATGATGTAGTATTTGATCCTTCATTTTTTAATTGAAATAATCCGTATTGAAGTAAATCCTTTGTAGCTTTACCTTTATTATCTAATCTAGTAAGTGACGAAGAAGATGTAACAGAATCTGGCTTTTTAGTAGAAGATAGTAAATATAATTATCAGGTAGGTATAAATAAAGGAGAATCTACATCAAGTCCTTTAAAATTATCCATTGCATCACCTGATATTGTTTACGATTCTGGAATAATTGATTTAAGTGAGGCTGGATTTAGAAAAAGCCTTTCTACAACTTTTTATTTTAAGTTAAAGTTTAATCGAACTGCAGGAAATGTTGGGGATAGATATTTTTTTGGATTTAGAAGGTATTTTAGCTCCTCTGCTCCTCCTTTTTATTCAGCATATAGAGGATACGCTGATGTTTGGCTAACAATTACTAATGAAGTAGATGATACTATTTATACTTCTGAAATACATAGATTTACAAATTCAGGAACCTACTCACATCCTATAGCTAATGGGGTTAATCATTTTGGGTATTTTCAAAATAATGTATTTTATGATACTTCTTCATTAACTAATGATTTTGTTATTAATATTACAAATTTTAAAATTCCAATTAATAAAATTAAAATTAAACTTAATGTTGTATGATCTACTGGAAATAGTGTTCGCCCTACTGGATTATTAAGTGAAGTAATAGAAAGAGGAGAGGATTACCAAGCTATTCCAAAAGGAGATCTTATAGTAGATCTTACTTCTCCCATTGAAATTACTACTTCTACAGAGGTACTTCAAAGTAATGCATTATTAACTAAAAAATTATTATTAAAAACAGAACAATCTCCTGCTGATTACTTATTGAGTTATGCAAAACTATTTGGGTTATATTTTACAAAAGATATTGATAGTAAAACAATTAGAATATATACTAGAAATAATTTCTTTAAGAATATAATCTCTGATTGGAGCAAGAGAATAGATTATTCTAAAGATTTCAATGTAAATCCAATATTATTTGATAAGAAGTGATATAGAATGAGTTCTGAAGGTCCAGAAACTTATTTTTATAAAAAATACAATAAGGAATATTCTATATTATATGGTCAACAAAGATTAAATACTGGTTATAATTTTAATTCTGAAACAACTGAACTGTATAGTGATAATATATATGAAAATATAGTTTCTGCAAGATGGAGAAATAAATATTTTAGAAATTTTTACAATTCTTCTTCCCTTGTAGTTCCTGCATTTATGAATGATAATATTACCTATACATTATTTAATAATAGCACTACTGAACTTAAGACTATAGATCAAGAGTTATACGGAGCTAATTTTATAGATCCCTCTAAAACCACAGAATGATATAAAATCGCAGGTAATGATATATTTGCCAAAAATGTATTTTTCTCAATTGATGGTAATGAGGAATCTTTAGAGGATATCTCTCAATCCCTAGTATTCTTTAACGGTAATGTTCCTTTAACTGATGTAAAAGGAAATGAAGTAACATATTGAATTACAGATGATCTTACAGAAATGAACATATTAAATGATCAGGAAATGTGTTATATATCTACTAAAAGTGAGAAAGATATTAGGGGGAATAAAATTGCTATAAAGAGAACTGTATTACCTCAATTTACAAGGTATACCGTTTCGTCCTCTAATGTTACTGCTTCTTGAGATTTTGGATTACCACAAGAGATTTATATTGATGATATAACTTATAATATCGGAAGTACTATTTATAGTAGATTCTGGAGTGAATTTTATAATGATCAATTTGATGTAAATACTAAAAAAGTTACCTGCTTTGTAAGATTGGATGATTTAGATGTTAAGTATGATTTACTTAGACAGTTCTATTATTTTGAAGATTCTTACTGGGTACTTAATAAGATTGACGCTTATGATATTAATTCAGATTCTACTGTTAGATGTGAATTTATTAAAGTTCAAGATATTAATAGTTATTTAGCTGGAGTTCAAAATCTAGGTGAATATATATCATTTGATGATTCAGATCCAGTTGTAGATTATAAAGCTGGGACTAAAAAGATTACAGTTACTTCTAATATTCCTTGAGAATTAGGATGATATAGTCCAAATGAAATTGTAAGCATTACACCTGAATCTGGGCAGCCTGGAGAAACAGAATTGACAGTTACATATAATGAGAATACTACATATGACCAAAGGAGTTTCTATTTTAGTCTTTATAAACAAGGAAGTATAAATGGCCCTCAATGTATGTTTACTCAAACTCCAGACCCAAATAAAGCTATTCTTATTACAGGAAAGCTTCAAACTTCTACTGGAGGTATTCCTTCTGGTGTTAATCAGATTCTAACTGAAAATGATAATGTCTTAAATGTCACTTATATGAGAGATGATGGAAGTTATAGAATATATGCTCAAAATGGAGTTCAATTTTTATTTAGAGTATCTGACGGACCAACAGGAACAATTAAATATACAGAGAATTTAACACTAACAGAAGATACTGTTAAAAATATTACAATCTAATGGCACAAACAGAAATTAAAAAAGTAATTAGTGTAGATACTAAATCAAGTAATAAATCAATAAATTCTTTAAAGAAAGATATTGATGCATTAACTAATTCGCTGAATGATTTAGAGATTGGTACTAAGGAATATAATGAAACTCTTTCATTACTTGGTAAGAGACAATCAGAATTCAATAAAATTAATGAGCAGATAGCAAGATCTTCGAGAACTACTGCTCAAAGATTTGAAAGTGTAGCTAAAATATCCACTGGCTTAGCTAGTGGATATGGTGCTGCAACTGCTGCTATTACTTTATTTGGGAAAGAATCAGAAGATTTAAATAAAGTAATGGTTAAGTTACAATCTACTATTGCTTTAGTTCAAGGTGTGGGAGGTATAAAAGATTTATTAGAAGAATTGCCTACTTTAGGTAATTGGTTTAAGAAATTAACTGATTTTATCTCTCCATTTAATACAGGATTGAATAATGCTGCCAAAAACCTTAATCAGATTGATACATCTAAGCTTAATAGCATTGGCACATCTGTTGGTAATGTTGGAACTGAATTAGGTAATATCTCTAAAGTAGTCAAGGATTTAGAAGGCACCAATATTAATCTAAGAGGTGGAATGGTTCAGGGTATGCTTGGGACTCCTGCTGAAATATCTGCTTCTAATAAAAGTGTCTCTAATACAATTCCGATTATAGGTAAATTAGGAGAAACTGCAAAAAAGTCCTTTGAAGAAGTAAAACCTACATTTACTACAGTTGCTGAATTTTTAAAGGAAGCAGCAAAAGAGACTGGAACTCCAGCAGAGAGAATGCAGAAAGCTGCTAAACGTTTAGGTGTAGATCTTAATGAATTAAAGGAAAATGTAGAAAAAGGCATTCCAACTTTGCGAAAAGGAGCAGAGGCTCAGAAAGCAATGGCTGAAGCTTCAGAACAAGCTGCTTCTGGAGTAGGTAAAGTTAAAACTGCACTTAAAACTATTGGTAATGTAACTGTATGAATTGCATTAGCTACAGCTATTGGAGTAGCTATTAATAAGATAATAGAGTATATATCCTCAATAAAATCAGCTGAAAAGGAGGCTGCTGAATTTAGAAAGTCTATTACAGATACTACTAATCAGATTGCTTCTAAATCTATAGCTATCTTTAGAGAGTTACAAATAGCTTACGAAAGAGTTGGAGATTCTGCAGATGCTAAGCGTAAGTTTATAGAGCAATATTCCGATAAGATTAAAGAGACTGGTTTAAATATCACTAATGTAAAGACTGCAGAAGATGCGTTTGTAAATAATACAGGCAATTATGTAGAAGCCTTAGAAGCAAGAGCTAAAGCACAAGCTATTGAACAGGCTGCAATTAAACTTTATGAGGAGTATTTAAACAAACGTACTGAACTGGAGAATCAAATTTCTGATACAAGTTTTGGAGAGGCATCTGCTTGGCAGGCTTTTAAAGCTACAGCAATGTTCTGAAAAGATTATTCAAATACAATTTATGAGTATACAAAGCAAAATAAAGAGAATACTTATAAACAGTTGGATGATTTAAATAAAGACATTGAGAAAAGGCTTAAAAAGCTATTTGAGGATGTAGCAGATACTAATAAAAAGTATGGTGGGTTCTTTAATATTCCAACTATTACAAAGAACACTACTGAAGCTAAGAAGGTAATAAATGAATTTGATGAATGGCTTCAAAAGAGATTAGAGGATAAAGACCCAGTAGATGAACTTGAAGATGAATATATTAGACTATTAGCACTAGCTATTAAAAATAATAGAAGTATTGAAGAAGTTGAGGCTTGGCATCAAGAAGAGCTGAAGAAAATTAGAGATAAGGCTAGAGAAGATGAAGAAAATGCAAGAAAAAGTGCTGCGGATAAAGCTTGAGATGATCTGCAGACTGAGTTAAAAAGAATGCGCGAGGCAAGGTATGATATAAAAGATCCATCTTTAGAAATTCCTAAAACTCAATATACACAAGGATTTGCCAAAATATTTGGATTAAGTGGTGAGTTCTCTTATTCAAGCAAAAAAGACATAGAGGGATATAAAGATCGTTTATTAGGAACAGATACTGAAGAAGGTTCTATAGATAAATATAATAATCAAATAAAAACAAGATTGGAGGAGCAGAAGTCTTTTCTATTAAAACAATTAGAAAATGAGACTTTAACAGCTGATCAGAGAAAACTTATTAAACTAGAATTAGATTCTATTGATGAGCAATTAACTGAAAATGAAATAGACAGAGAAAATAAGAAAAACAAAGTTAGAGAAAATGTTAATAAGCAATATCAAGAATCTATAAAAGCTCGCCTTGATCTAGCATCAAAGGTTGCAGGAAGTATGGCAACTATATGAGGAGAGGAAAGTAAAGTAGGTAAAGGATTCGCAACAGCTCAAGCTTTAATTGATACATATAGTGCAGCTAACAGTGCTTATTCTGCAATGGCTGGTATTCCAGTTGTAGGTCCAGCTTTAGGTGCTGCCGCCGCTGCTGCAGCAATTGCAGCTGGTATAGCTAATGTTAAAAAGATTTGAGAAGTAGATGAAACTAGTGGAGCATCTGCATCTTCTGCTTCTGCATCTGTTGCAGCACCTGCTGCTTTAAACACTACTCCTGTAGAATACACTCGAAACTTACTTGGTGATAAAGAGACTGATTTATTAAATGAACCTGTTAAATGCTATGTAGTTGAGAGTGATATTACTAATGCTCAAACTAAAGTTGCAGTTACAGAATCAAATGCAAGTTTCTAAAGTGAGTAAAATTTCTGACACACTACTATGTAAGTTGCTGATTATCAGTGCTTATATAGTAGTGCTATGTCTATTTTATTTTTATTATATAACCTAGTTGAGTAAAAACTTGACATTTGATAGTATACAAATATATAAAAATAGAAGATTGTAACAATATTACATTTTTAAAATAGCTTATATATTAATAAAAAATGGAAAAAATGTATAATGATCTTCCATTATATCAAGCAATTATTGCTGATGATTGTGATGGAATAGAGTTCGTAGCATTGACCAGTAAACCTGCAACCCAAGTTAATTGGCTTGCTTTTGGGGAATCTCAGAAGTTCTCGATGGATGAAGAAAAACATATAGTTACTTCTTGTTTAATGGTATGTGATATACCTATATTTAGACGGGATAGTAAAAACGGAGAATATTATATTCAATATGATAAAGAAACTCTCCGTTTAATGGCTGAAAAAATGATGTATGATAAGAGAACTACTGATGTAAATATTGAACATTTGGAAGATTCAGTAATTCCTGGAATAATTCTTCAAGAACTATATGTTAAAGATATAGATAGAGGAATTAATCCAGTTGAATTTGCTGATTGTCCAGATGGTTCATTATTTGCTACTTATAAAGTAAATAATCCTGTTATATGGGATGCAATTAAAGCTGGAAAGTTTAAAGGGTTCTCTATTGAGGGATTGTTTACTTTAGAAAGACAATCTGATGAATATGAGGAACTTAAAGAGATTCAAAAAATGTTGAGAAAAATAAAAAGAGTTAAATAGAATGTATAGTGGAGTTATATATCTAGCAACAAATCTTATAAATGGCAATAAATATGTAGGACAAACAAATAATTTCTTGAGAAGAAAGAATGAACATAAATACAGTTCTAATCTTACATATTTTCATAGAGCGATTAGGAAATATGGATTCAATAACTTTAAATGGGAAATTCTTCAAATCTTTTGTTGTTCTTCTACAGAATTATTGAAAAGACAACTAAATAATGCAGAAATTAAATATATTCAGTTATTTGATACATTAAATAATGGTTATAATTTAAATGAAGGTGGAGGTTCTAATACTGGATTTAAACACAGTGAAGAATCTAAACACAAAATGTCTTTAAAACAGTCTGGAAGAGTATTAAAGGATGAAACAAAATTAAAGTTAAGAGAATGTAGATTGGGAACTAAACAAACTGAACAGCAGAAAGAAAAAGTAAGTAAACGTATAATTATGACAGATATTAATGATACTTATATATGCACTTGGAAATCTGCTATGGACGCTGAAAGAAACGGAAATTTTGATCATAGTGCTATTATAAAATGTTGCAAAAATAAACAAAACTATCATAAAAATTTTAAATTTAAGTATGAACAAATTAACTAAACTGAGAATCGAACTTAGTAAACTCTTAGCAAAATTTAACGATGTTAAGACTAGTGCTGGAGTTCTAACTTACGATGGTAGTGAGGATGAGGATCTAAGGGCAGGTATGAGTGTATATACAATGGATACTGATACTGGCGAATATGCACCTGCTGCTGATGGTGAGTATGTTACCGAAGATGGCAAAACGATTGTTGTTAAAGACGGTAAAGTAGAGTCCATTACTGATCCTAAAGCTGAAGTTGATCCTGAAGAAGACAGAACTGTTGAGGTTGATGCTGCTTGTGGAACTAAGAGAGTAAAAGCTGAGGAAGTTGCTGATCCTGCTGTTGAAACAGACGGTGTTAAAGAAACTGAGACTGATGCAATCGACGCTATTCATCGCGAAATTAATGAGCTCTATGATATTGTAGATAAGCTTGTTAAGAAAGTAGCAGAACTTGAAGGAAAATCAGAAGCTACTGAAAAGACTGTAGAAAAAATGAGTAAGATGAGTGCTGCTTTTTCAGCAGAGGAAACACTCGAAAATAAAACAACTGCTCCTATAAGTGGAATAGCAGAAATAGATAGAAAGCTTAAAAACTTTATTGGTTAATTTATAAAATTTTAAATAATTATGGCAAATAGTCCTGTAATGACAACTCTTCCTGCTTATGTGGAGCAAAGACGTCTCCCTCTTATTAAGGAAGCTGTTTTAAAAGCTAAGAGTGCAAGTTTGTTCAATCTTCAGACAGATATTAAAACTGATGCTGCTCTTAACCTGTTATCTACCGATGTTCAGTTCGGTGATGGTCTTACTTGTGGTTGGGATGAGGCTGGAACTCAGACTCTTTCTCAGAGAATTCTTAAGACTGGTAATATTAAGATTAATATGGCATATTGCGATAAGGCTATGCTGAAATACTGGACTCAGTATGCAGTTAAGGTAGCCGCTGGTCAGAAGACACTTCCTTTTGAAGAGGATTTCGTAAATGCTGTTGTAGAGAATGTAAAAGAGGCTATTGAGGTAGCTATCTGGCAGGGTGATACGGCTTCAGAAACTAATAACTTGAAGTATTTTGATGGTCTGCTTAAGATTCTTGCTGCTGATAATGGTACTGTAGATGTAACAATTGCTGGAACATCTGCCTATACTGATATTATGGCAGTTTATAATGCAATTCCTGAGAAGGTTCTTGATGGTGCTTCTATTCTTGTTGGTGCCGATATGTTCCGTAAGTTCGTAAATGAACTTGTTGAGAAGAACTATTTCCACTATAGCGGAGAGAGCCTTAATGGTGAGATTTATCTTCCTGGTTCACAGGTTAAGGTTATTGCTGTTAATGGTCTTAATGGAACTGATAAGATTGTTGCTGGTCAGTTAGACAAGAACTTCTTCTATGGTGTAGATATGATGAACGATGAAGAGAAATTCGAATTGTGGTATTCACAGGATTTCCGCGAGTTCAGATTAGCTATTGAATTTAACGCTGGTGTACAAGTTGCTTTCCCTGACGAAGTAGTATTAGGCGCCAAGGCTTAATTTCAATAGATTTTATTAACTTCTAAATGATATTGAAATTATGGCTTGTTTAATAACTATCGCAGGAATCACACTTGATTGCCAACCTTCATTGGGTGGAATCAAACAGGTATGGATTACCCAGTATGCAGATGTTAAAAGTGTAACGGTTGATCCTGAGAGCAATATGATTTCAGCTATTACTCTTGAGTCTTCAGCTAAATGGTATAACTACCAATTTAGAAAGGCTACTGGTTCTCTAACCTCAACTTTAAATGTAGATGAAAGTGCTGGTGTTAATTATGTAAGTAATGAGCTTGCTCTTGTATTTACAAAGATGGAAACAGCAAAACGAGTAGAGATTGCAGCTTTATCAATTGGTCAGCTTGCAGTTGTTGTTGAAGATAGCAATGGTAAGTATTGGTTCTTAGGTAAAGATGATTATGTAAGCGCTTCCGCTGGTACGGGTGTTACTGGTACTGCTAAAGGTGATCAGAATGCTTATACTCTGACACTTTCAACAGATTCAGATTCTTATCCTTATGAGTTATCTGCAGAAGCTATCCAAAGCGTTGTAGGTGCTTAATAACAGAAAGAGGGGCGAGTATTAATTTACTTGCCCCTTATTTTGTTTATATACCACATAATGAATAATTTATATTTTATAGAAAAATAATATGGCAAACGAAACTGAAAAGACAATTCTTCCCTATCTTAATGTCCTTGAAGTCGAAACAATAGATAAGTCAAATGTGACTAAAGTTATTGTTATTGACAAGGATGATGAAGTTAAGGTTATGGATGGTTCTCAGTTAGGATCAAGTAACTATCAAGATCTTCAATTTAAGCCTGAAATCAATGGGGTTGAATTAAATGGAAATATTCCTTCTAAAGAATTAGGAATTCCTTCTATTGAAGATGTTGATAATCAGATTACTGAGAAACTAGCTGACTATCCAACTAAAGAAGAGGTAACTACAGAGATTACTGAAGCCACTGCTGGAAAGCAAAATACACTCGTTCAAGGTGACGGTATAGTAATTGAAGAGAATACTATTTCTGCAGATTATAATACTATTCGTAACAAACCATCTTTAAATGGAACTGAATTATCTGGAGCAGCTTCAATAGTACCTGCCATTAATATTCAATCAGTCCCATCTAAAGTTACTTTAGCTCCTGTATTTGGTAATCAAACTGGAGAAGCAGTTGAACTTCCAATATATAATACAGAGACTAATCAAGCTGGTATTGTTAATGGTCCTCTATATGCACAATTAGCAGATAAATATACTAAAGCTGAAATTGATGCTTTAAATACAGCTATTAATAAAGAGATAGCTTCAAAACAAGGAACGCTTACAGCAGGAAAGAATATATCTATTATAGATAATGTAATCTCTGCTTTTGAGAATCATTTCTTACTTAATTTAGATGAGAATGATCCTGTAAGACAGAAACATATCTATGACTTTATTAGAACTAATCTGGACTTCTATTTATTCTGCCAGATTACATATAAAGGTGATATTATAGTTATTCCTGTTGCAACTATTGAGCATCCCGAAACTATTGATTTATATGGCTATTATTTCCAAGATAATGGTGTATTAGTAGTTATTAATGCAATCTTAGTAAATAATGGTAATATGACTGTTAAAGTTACTGAGGTTGATCTTACTAATAAAGGTTATACTAAAGATGAAGTAGATGAGAAACTTGCAACTAAGCAAGGTGTATTTACTCCACAAGCTCCATTAGCTTTTAATGAAGATAAAACTCAGTTATCTGTAGATTTATCTGGATACCAACCAGTTGGTGATTATGC